CCGGCACTTGGCACGGCCGATGATCTATGGAAGGCAGTGCAGAACACTAAGGCGGGCACTGACCCTGCTGAATTGGTTAAGGTACTCCCCGGCAGTAGACTTCCATATTTGATGCCTGCTATCAATGCACTAGGAAACTGAGTACACTTACTGACATAATACGGCCCCACCTCATTCCTTCGGGAGTGGTGGTGGGGTTCTTTCTCGTTTATAGGAGGCCAAATGGCAACCGCAACTCTTACTCTAGGTAGCCAGAATCGGTGGTTGGCAGATGGCACAACTACGGACTGGAATTTCAATTTTGCAGGCGGGTACATTAGCACAGACCATGTGTTCGCGTACTCTATGTCAACCGACACCATCCCCGTGCGGCACGATTATGTAGTAACTAGTGGATCATTCGTGTCCCAGTATGTACTGCGGATAACACCGGCGGTTCCTAATGGACATACCATTGTGGTCTATAGAGACTCTCGTAACAATGGTCTTCCACTGGCTGACTTTGTTGACGGTGGAGGTATTAATGAGACGGATCTTGACGCAATCGCCCGACAGTCCATTTTCGTTAATCAGGAAACACTAGACTCTGCCACTACGCAGTTCCAGACTAGTCAGCCCGAATTGTTCGACCAGTTCGCACAGGCAACACTAGACCAAGTAGATGCCGTAGTTGGCCCTGTTGTGTCTGGGTTAGCAGCCGAAGTGGCTGCACGCACTACTTTCCAGACTGACATCTCCAGCTCATCCACCGGAAATGGCGCGGCGAAGGTGGGGTTTGACTGGGCACTAGTACCTGCGGCAGTTGATAAGGTCGACTGGGGCCTGTACACATCACGGACGTGGGTAAATGTGTTACGCTATATCCCAATTAACCTGTGGTCAGGCATAGCGGCCGGCACGTCAACCACCGACGTGGCGACCTACATCTCCACCGCGTTCTCCGCGCTTAAAGCGACAGCCCGTGGGGGCACTCTGTTTTTCCCGCCTGGCGTCTATCCTGTCAGCTCGTGCGCGTTGCAGTGGAATACAACCGGCAGCTCGGTCAGCATCAGCTTCAAGGGCTCCGGTCAAAAGGCGACCGTCTTCAAGAAGTTTGGGACTTCCACCTCGCCTGTCTTTGACTTCACAGTTCCAAGCCTCGGCAACGGCGTTTTCGCCAGCTTTGAGGACTTCTCGGTGGTTGGCATCTCGACCTGCAACGGCATCAATATGACGCTGTTTGCTCGGTATCAGACCAAAAATGTTGGGATTTCCCTGTGCAATACCGGCCTTCTCGAAACCGGATGCCTCATTGCGAATCACTACGACCCGCACTGGGCGAACAACATCACGGGGTATAAGTGCGTTGTCGGCAGCGGCGGCGTTTATCCGAACCTGAAACAATTCTTCGGCGGTGCTGTATTCCAAAATAGCTCGTGGGGTTTCGACTTTGGTGATGGCGATTCGATCTTCGTCTACGGCACCGACATCGAGCTGAATGGCACGGCCGGCGTACTGACGACCGGCGGCGCGGTTCTGCGGTCTACCCTGGGCGTATCGGGCGGGAATGCCAGCATTGCGTTCAACGGCGCGTGGTTCGAGGCGAACAACGGAAACGGGCTGCTCATTGAGTCTGCCACCGGGCTTGCCGTCGCGCTGCGAGACACGAAGCACGTCAACAACGAAGCGAATAATGAACTAACGTGTGGAGCCATCCGCTCACTCATCATCGACAACGCCCAGGCCAACGCCTTCGGCGACACATTCACCATCGGAGCTGTTCAGTCGCTGATCATCACCGGCGGCTCTGTCTGGACGCTGACAAACTCCGCTGTTAGCTGGGAACTGCACGGCGTCACCATCGGTGGGTCACTCGTGAAATACCGTGTCGGCGGCTCTGGGCTGGGGACGTACAACCAGAACGCCGAGCGGCATAATTCGGCGACGGGCAACGTCTCTGTCCCGCACGCGACGGCTACCACGCTCTACACCGTGACGGGTGCGACCCCACGCATGTTGAATGTGTTTGCGTGCCTTGGTGGCTCAGGTGTCAACTACACCGTGAATGGGCGCTTTGCCTGGGACGGGGCGAACCTAGTCCGCATGAGCGGGGACAATGCGCTGAACCACACTCTGACAGCCAGCGGCGCGAACATCCAGTCGACGCAGACATCCGGGCTCACGCAGTCTGTGTTTTTTGCGCTCGATGCAATCGGAACTTGATCCGCGCATATGACACTGCAATAGTAATAGGAGTTAATATGAACATGCAAACCGTGACCGAAACAGTCAAGGCTGCGCCTCCCGTCACGGTTGGCATGGCATCATTCTATGGCGTGCACCTGTCGGAAATCGTACAGGTGCTTGCTATCATCTGGACATTGTTTCTTATCATCGAGAAGTTCCCGGTAGTTATCGAACGTATCTGGAGTCTCATCAATTGGATCAGGAGTCTTCACCATGACTGATAGGGTTACTGAACAAGAACTAGGGGATCTGTTCGTCGAGGCAGTGCGTGGTCTGAAGACTGTCCTGGCCGAGGGCGTCACTGTGGTCAAGGGGGAGTCTGAGATCAAGGTGACTGCCCCTGCTGCCTACTTTGCCGCCGCCATTACTGTGCTCAAGAACAACAATGTGACGGCAGCCAAGGACAACGAGCACCTCAAGGGCTTGCGAGACGAGCTTGCAGCGCGCCGAAACAAGGCCAAGGGTGTAATGACCGCCCGTGCCCTGGCGGACGCCGCAGAGCAGCTTGAGCGCGATCTGGGGGGCATGGCGATGGGGCTTGACCAATGAGCGCCCGGGAAGGTCCCGAACTAGCGGAGCAGCGGTGGGAGAAGTTGCGCATGCTGCAGGAGTTCTACTCCAGCTTCGTGCCCTTCCTCCACTCTGTGATGGAAGAACTCGGCTTCGACACCAGTGAGATCCAGGAAGACATCGCGGGATACATGGCCTACGGGCCGCAGTACCTTATGATCCAGGCTCAACGGTCACAGGCCAAGACTACCATCGCTGCTGCCTACGCCGTGTACTGTTTAATCCACTCCCCTGCACACCGCGTGCTGATTATTTCAGCGGGCGGCACCCAGGCAGTAGAGATCAGTACGCTTATCGTAAGAATCATCATGAACATGGCGGAGCTTGATTGCCTTCGTCCTGACAAGATGGCCGGGGATCGAACCTCCGTGGATGCCTTCGACATTCACCACAGCCTCAAGGGGATTGACAAGTCCCCATCTGTGGCATGCGTTGGTATTGATTCTAACCTCCAGGGTAAACGTGCAGATTTGCTGATTCCAGATGACATCGAGTCCTCTAAGAACAGCGCTACTGCCATGCAACGCGCTAAGTTGCTGCACCTTACTAAGGACTTCACCTCTATTTGTACTACTGGCCGCATCCTGTGGCTAGGGACGCCGCAGACGATGGACTCTATCTACAATAGTTTGCCATCCAGAGGTGTTGAGGTTCGCATCTGGCCAGGCCGCTACCCGACGGAGAAGCAGGAAGAGTTCTATGGGACCAGGCTAGCCCCTCTCATCAAGCGGCGCTGCCTAAGCAACCCCGAACTCCGCACTGGCGGGGGCTACCTGGGCAACCAGGGACAGCCAATCGATCCCCTACTGCTAGGGGAAGATGTCCTGCAGAAGAAGGAACGGGATCAGGGCGAGGCATACTTCCAACTTCAGCACATGCTGAACACATCCCTGTCAGATGCTCTCAGGTATCCCCTGAAGAACGAGCAAATGATTATGATGCGGACGGACAAGACACGGTTCCCTGTGTCGATCATCCGTGGCATGTTGGATACACACCTCGTAGATCGAACCATCTGTGACTACGCGTTCAAGTTGGCTACTCCCGCGGATACTTCTCAGGACTACGCCCGCTTCGACTCCATCTGGTCATACATTGACCCTGCTCCCGGCGGGGCCAATGGGGATGAGACCGCCTATGCAATCGGGGGCGAACTCGCAGGTAATGTTGTACTCCTGTCCGTAGGTGGCGTCCCTGGTGGGTATCAGAAGGAGAAACTGGAATGGCTTGCCAAGCATCTAGCCAAGTTCAAGGTCGGCGGTGTTACCATCGAGAAGAACATGGGATATGGTGCATTCCGGGAAATCTTCACCCCAATCCTACGCAAAGAACTACAGTGCCAGATAGACGATGACCTCGTATCTGGACAGAAGGAAGCCCGCATCATCAACACGATCAGCCCTATCCTTGGGCGTGGGTCATTGATTGTTGATGCGGATGTAGTAGAGGAAGACATCGAACGCTGCGCGGGCTATCCAGCCCATAGTAGGCAGACGTACTCTTTCTTCTTCCAGCTAGCTAAGATCACCAACCAGCGCAATGCCTTAGTCCACGACGATAGGCTTGACGCAGTT